TGCAAGGGCTGCACCAGCGCCGCCAACGCCGCCGCTCGAAAGACCGAGGCTTATCATGATGCGGTTCTTTACTGCCATGGCAATCATCTGCGAAAGCATGGATTTGAAGCTGTTAAGTATAGCATCCTTAAAGCCTTTGAAGTCCTTGAATCCTCGAGATACGAAGTCACCGAAGGCGTTAGATACGCTGTCGATGGCTGACACAAGTGGCGCTTCCATTTCCTTGCGCAGTGCTTCTGCTGCCTTGGTCGCCTCGTCAATGCTGTCAGCCGCCTTTCCGGCTGACCCCTTTCCGCCACCAGAAGACTTACCTCCGATGGCTTCTAGTTCACCGCTAAGCTTACTAGAAGCCTTGGTTGCCGATTCAGTCTCCTCGGTGTTTTCGGTGACCTTCACGTTCAGCTTTTGCAGCGCTGCACCAGCCGCTTCAAAACCCTGAGTCGCTAACGCACCAGCGCGAACACGAAGTGTTTCCGCACTTTCGCTTGCGGCATCAGCGGCTGCACTAAACTCGTACACTTTAGATCCGGCTCGAATCGACGCCTCACTCAGCAGAAGCGTAGCCGCTTCTGCGCCTGGAATGTTAGCCATTCCGTTTGTTACAGTGCGAAGAAAGCTGGTGTACGTTTCCGTAATACCAGCAATCATGCTCATAAAGCCAGCTTTAATTGTTTGGAACACCGCGCCAAGAGCTGGCGCTAATGCTGATCCGCTTGTCTTGATTCCTTGAAAAACGCCTTCAGCAACTTCACCAAGCAACGACATTGCATTACCAAAACCGCCAACTGCCGTTACAAGCCGACCGAACATGGCGATCAGAAAACCAGCGCCGACGATCAGCGCGCCTATACCTGTCGCGATCAGTGCCGCTTTAAGCAGCGCAAGCGCGCCAGTAAGAGAGAAGGTGGCGACCGCCGCCGCTGCCAAGCCAGCGACATAAGGACCACCAAAAACGGTGGCAGCGACACCAGCGCTGGCCGCTATGATATCGAAGTTGTCCGCGACAAAAGCAAAGGCCAGCCCCAGACCGTTAAGAGCTTGCAGACCGAGTTCAACCATGCCGAACAACGCCGCGCCAATTGATTGAAATCCAGCCACAAACCGTGGATCATTTATGGTTGTGATCAACGCCTCGACTGCGCTACGTAGTCCATCAGCTGCTGGACCGCTAATCTCGAACAAGTCACCGAACGCGTTGCGCAACGAGACTAGCGCTCCTCCCAGCGTAGCGCGAGCTGCTTCAGCGGATCCACCAAACTGCCGTTCTAACTCAGCGAGTATTATAGTCTGTGCACCGACAGTATCGTTCATCGCTACCATCTCTTTGACGGTGGCTTTCTGGACCTCGGTGAACTGAATGCCAGAGCGTGACAAGGCTGTCATGCCCAAGACGGGGTCGTTCAGCGCCTTACCGATCTGAAGCGCTGCAGAGTTCAGGTCGGTTCCCATAGCTGTCGAAAGGTTCAGCACAGCGACGGTTGCCGCGTCAAACTGATCGCCCTTGATGTTGGTGAACGTCAGAAGAAGGCCCTGCATGGAGTTGATGGCCTCATCACCAAAGTTAGTGATTCTTTGTAGCGAGGCCGCATGACTGTTAAGGTCTGACGCCGTTTTTTCTGCCGCCCCTCCAGTTGATCGTATAGCAGCCGCAAGCTGCGCTTGCGCCTTCTCAGTCGTCACGGTGGCATCAATAAACCTACCTACAGATCCAGCAGCCGCCGCCAACGCCGCCGCCGCGAAAACAGCTACTGCTGCAGCGGCAACTCTTACGCTCTTAGAAACGCTTCCGAAGGAACGGTTGATGTTCTCGGTTGATCCCTTAAGCTTAGCGTCAGTTTGTGCGCCCTGCTTGCCGAGTTTATCGACATCGTCGGTTGCACCCTTTACTGGACGACTATCGACGTCAAAACCCAAGGTGGCCATGTCAGTCATTTAATGGTCTACCCTCTATTAAGTCAGCTATACGTCTTTGGTGCCGTCAAAAGGTGCCGCCGTATCCTTGTCCGAGGATCTGGCCAGCTCAATGGCATAGGCCTCGCTCATTTTGTTGAGCCATTCGGCTTCGGCACCCTCGAACCTTACACCCGTGTTGCAAGCCCATGCCCGCAGCTCGGAATGGGAAACTGCGACATTCCCCATTTCGCTTTGCATCGCGTAACCAATCGACTGCAGGTCGACAACTAGGTGTCCGCGCATTGTCAGGTTAGGAAACTGCGCGACTTGGTTCGCGTTTTCCAAAAACTTCCATCGTGATTGGCGAAAGCCCTTTGACGATGTCGAGAGCCAAGCGTGCTGCCTGGCCCATAGACAAAGCGCCTCTAGGCCTTCGTAAAAAACTGCGAACGGTCAGCGACAAACTCATCGACCTGCGACCGAACCCAAGTACGCTCCGCATAAAGCTTGCGGCAATTCTCTGCGCTAAACGCAAACGGCTTACCGCCCCAAGTCCAGTTGTCCGACCAACCGACAGTGGCGCGCGCCAATGCGTCAACGGTGTTACGTTCAACTTCAGCCGCCGAGACTTTCTTGCGCGCGGAGCTGGCCATCTGAATGTCGTTTACAGCGCGCTTGAACGTGCGGCTGTCAGCGCCCATCAGCGTGATCGTCAATGGATTGCCAGCATCATCACGCAGAACTTCATCCGTGACCGGATGGCGAATTTCAAGCGTTGCGCCTTTTTCTGCGTCGGCGGAGACGTCGAGGTTGTCGAGATCGGTTTTCATTTTCATCATCCTTGGTTTTGGTTAAAGTAGGCCGCAAGGGTAAACCACGTCCTTGCGGCCAGCCCGACAGCGCTCAGGGAAAGCGCAGCAGGGATTACGGTCCGACGATGGTTGCGCGCGTGATTTCAACCATGGAGGTTGCCGGAACAACAGACCCAATAGACTGGGCTGAGCGGAACGACATGACTTTGCCGGAGAAATACTGAACCGATCCATCGGATCGCGTTTCGCGGAAGCTGATTTCGTCCTTTGACGCAAGTGCAGCCTTCAGGATAATCTGGCCAGCGTCGGCCAAGTCAAGCGCCATTGGAATTGCGATGGATCCGTAGTTCAGCTCGCCGTGATACTTGTTGACGATGCCCGTCTTCAATGGCGTATGCGTAACAACAGCGTGCTCCGCGCCGTACTCAGGGATCTCCGTCGCTTCACCAATATCGGAGAACGTAAGTGCCGCGTACCCAGCTGCGTTATACGTAGCTGGAGCAGCAGCTGCGGCTGATAGGAAACCGCCAATGCCTTCAGTGGTAGCCATGGGCTATCCTTTCATGTGGTTGCGCAAATGCGCGATGGTAGGCGTACTTGCCTATTTGGAAGTGACTGGTAGGATACCATCCACAAATTCGATCATCACGTTACCGCCAGCCGTGTGAACTTTGGCAACAACGCCAGCATAGAGAATGCCGTTTTCCAGTACAAACTCAACGCGCTCACCCTTCGAGGGAGCATCGCCATCGTACGATATGCAAGGTGGTGAGTGCCCGCTGTTATCGTCAAAGCGTACGATTACAGCGTTGTCGATAACCAGCTCCTTCTTGGTCTTGAGGACCGTCTTTTTTGAAGCTGCGTCATGTGTTTCCTTGGTCATCAAAGCCTCCGTCTGATTTGGTTTAACGCCTACTGGCTTAACGTTGAGAACCGAATGATCACTGGAACTCGCCAGTCTATCTCGTTACGGTCGTCTCTGTAGCCAGGCCTTATCTGGGCTGGCTGTTGAATCGTAATGATTCCGCTTGCCACTGGGATACGCAGGGCTTGGGGAAACAGCGCCTTAACCGCGTCAGCGTAATTGTTCGCCTCGGTCTCACCAACGCCAAACTCCACCACTATCATAACCGACATGCGACCTACCTCACGCTCAAGACCGCCCTTTAGCGATGGTCCGTCCGTATCGATGGCAGGAAAGCTGACCTCAAAGTAAGGTCGCGTCATGACTCCTTGTGGATCCACAGCTGGGTAAGTTCCAAGCAGGCCTACGCCGCCCGAAGCCAGCCGCGTTTTTAGTGCCTCGGTAATGTCATCGCGGTTCATTGGATTGCAGCCTTT